GCAGTATCGTGGACACTGCGGAACGTATCAAACTCAGGGCAGACCAGTACAAGCCTGTCGCCATCCGCGTGGACGATACCGGCGTGGGCGGAGGCTTGACAGACCTGCTCAAGACAAACGGCCTGCCCGTTGACGCCATCAACTACGCTGGTAAGGCCAAAGACCAACAGTATCCGAATATTGCCAGCGAACTATGGTTCGACTTCGCCAACATGCTGCCATCATTGAGCATCAACCATAATCTTGATGACTTCGCCAAGCTCTCAAGCGAATTGACCACGCGACGGTGGAAAATCACCAGCAGGAACCAACGACAGGTCGAAAGCAAACAGGATTACAAAGACCGGGAGAACTTGGGCAGCCCCGATCTAGCAGACGCCGTACTACTCGCCTGCTACGAACCTCCGAAGCTGCCATCATGGGACGTAGCCGTTTGCTAGGTTTAGGCCCTGCACCCCGGTAGACTAGACATAGGGTCTTAGATGAATCGAGGAAAATGTGAGCCTGCTGAACAATCTCCGTGACGGGTTTATGAGCGCGTTCGACCGTAACCATGCGCCCAGCATGTCCCCCACACCAATGGGCGGAAACATCTGGCAGCCAATGGGCGGAAACACTATCCCCATGCACGACACCTACGACAACGTGTTCCCATACGTTAACGCCATCGCGCAACGGTTCAGCACGGTAATCCCATACGCAGTGAACTCGGATAACCAGCATATCGACCCGGCTCCCGCACCCTTGGCCGCACTCTACGCGCCCAACGACACCTATTCGTGCTTGGAGTTCCTCAAGATCGTTTGCGCCAGCATCCTCACCCAATCCCACTTGGATGTTCTTATCTGGACAAGCAACGGGCCGGGCGGAGACATTACAGCCGACAACATCATCGGCTATACGCTGCTGCCGTCGAACAGCCGCCAATACAATTCTTCCCGCTCCGACTGGTATCATCGCGTCACAATGGACTTGGGTGATGGCGAACGAGTCTACGAATTCTCCCGAGACGAAACAATCGCCCTCAGCTACTCGCAGCATCCCAACGACCCGACGCACGGCATCAGCCCCGCCATGACCGTTAAAAAATGGGCCAACGTAGACGATATGATTGCCGACTACGAGCGTGGTTTCTTCGGCAACAACGCCGTACCTGCCGGAATGCTCGGCATCGTGTCGGAAAACACTGAGGACTTCCAGCGCAACCGCGACCGGTTGGAAAGCACGTTCCGAGGTGCAGGCAACAACAACGGAATCGTCTATAACATGATCCCGGTTGACCCCATGACCCATAAGCCCAGCACCACCAGCAAACTCGTATGGGTACCGTTCCAAAACGCCAACGATACGCTGGACTTGCAGACCGTGAACGACGTGGTGAACAACCGACTGGCGAACGCTCTGGCGGTCCCGGACATTATTCGAGGTATCGATAACGGGCAGACCTACGCCAACGCCGAACAGGCGGAACGCGCGTTCATCGAAAACACGCTGAAACCGTTGTGTATGACGGTGTGGGATAAATGGCAGTTCGAGCTAGACCGCATCACAGGAGGCTTAGGATACGGCATCACATTCGACCTAGATCTTCCGTCGCAAACCGACGTGGAAAAGGTTCAGGCCGACATCCAGAAGGTTCGTATTGACTCGCTGACCCAGCTCCTGAACATGGGGGCCAGTCTGGAATCTGCCGTGGACGCGCTCGGGCTCCCCGACTCGTACAAGCGTCTTGACCTGCACCAGCAGGCCCCGGCACTAAGTATCCCAGTAGCCGCAAAACGGTATAGCCGTAATATCAAACCGCAGGAAACGGCAACCGAAAACCGTATCCTCCCGGCGACACGACGCTACGTGAATAGAGTTATCCGAATGGCCCGCCGCTCCCAAAACGGTTTGCGCGACGATCTGGAAGCCATCGGCAACCAGTGGATAAACGACGTGGAAGACGATCTGATGGCAAACCTCGCCGCCTACGCACGCCGTACCGGCTACGAGCTGGAACAGGTCATTACAGCGTGGGCGGAACTCCACCCCGAAAGCTCCATCGCCGTGGATATCGAGGGATACACCGCAGATGATTGGCGGCAACTCTACTTCTGGACGGAACTCCCCGACACAGTGCGTGAAGCATACGTGGAGCACTTGCGGAGCATCGCCAAGTCCACCAGCAAGACCATTACGAACGATGTGCTCGAACTGTTGAACCGGGCCGACGTGGAACAGTGGGACGCCGAACGCCTGCGCGAAGCCCTCGAACGAATGGGCAATGATCACGCCGAACTGATTGCCCGGTGTGAGACGGTGCAATCACAGCGGCTCGGCAGCTTGTACAGCGCCCGCAACCTGAGCGAGACTCTTGGCGTCCGACTGGACAAGGTTTGGCGTACCAGCGGCGACGGCAAAGTGTGCGAATTCTGCAATCACATGGAAGGCAAACGAATCGCATTGGATGACACGTATATGGCTGAGAACGCAAGCGTCGAGATAGGCGACAGAACCTACGTGAACAACTTCGAGAGTATGCAAACACCGAACGGACACCCCAACTGCCGGTGCTATGAAGACTACGAAGTAGTGGAGTACGAATCATGACGTATGACATCCATTGCAAACGCTGCGGCCGCTACCTAGGCTCCTGCGCCCGCAACACCACGATTAAGTTGAAATGCCCGAACTGCAAAGGTTTGGACACGTACCGCATCGTGCTACTATGGGGGGCAGAACATTAAGCCCATTAAGGACGTTCGCCCGCACCACTACCTATTGAAAGGGCCAAGATGAAGACTCGTAAGAGCTTCTCAAACAGCGGTGCCCCTGAAACTAATGGTCGTACCCTCACCTTCCTCGCCAACAGCGGCAAAGTGATGTGTGACGGACTCACCGTAGACCTGAAGACACTGAACGCGCCGTTAATCGACGGCAGCCTGAAACTGGTGTCTGACCTCACCGAGTCCGACAAACTATCACTACCACTGTTAATCGACCACATGCCCAGCATCGAATGCCAAGCGGGCGCAATCACCCGACTCTGGATGACCGACGCCGGACTAATGGCCGAAGCGAAACTCAGCGAGGTAGATCAAGGCGAACGTATCCGCCAGCTCGCCGCCGACGGATGTTTGACCAACAGTTTCAGTATCACCGTTGAATTCAACCAGCGTCCCGGCAAGGACGGTATCATCCATGATGGCGAACTACTGGAAATCAGCGTCGTTTATCGTGGTGCCGACCCTCGGGCCGCTTTCACCGCAATCAACAGCCGCAATAACAACACGAATGGAGACACCATGAACCCGGAACTCCTGAAGAAACTGGCGCGTACCATCGCCCAGTTCAAGCTCACCCCGGACGAGGCCGAGGAGCTCACCTCATCTATCGGTGACATCATGCAGGGCGCTCTCGATGACATCACCGCTGCCATCACCAACCAGAAGGAAGGCGAGGGCGAGGGCGAGGGCACCCCGGAACCGGAGGAACCCGTGCAGACTTCCAACGCCCGCCAGACCATCATTATCAACAAGGCCAACCACGCCGCCCACCAGTCGGGTACCGTGAAGTTCTCCCACGACCGTAAGACATGGCTTGACTCCGATGACGCCATGATCGCGTTCGAGCGTGCCCTTATCGACACTGACAACAAGGGTGTCGAAGCGTTCCACCGTGAGTGGGCGGAAACCGTGAACCGTAACATGTCGGACACCGCATCGTTCGGCGTTAACGCTGACAACGTGAACAAGTTCATCCCGACCGAGGCCATCACCACAATCTCGGACGCGCTGAACACTCGCGGTTCCGGCCTGTGGAACCTGCTGCGCAAGACCGGCTTGGATCGTCTGACCATCGGCGGCAACATTACTGGTCTGACCGAGGAGACCCGTGCTCACGGCTACCCTGTGAGCGAGTACGGCAAGCAGAAGAAGGAACAGACGCTTTCGTTCGTGAAGCGTGAGCTTCAGGCCGACTACACCTACAAGTACATCAAACTGAACAAGGGTGATATCCGCCGCACCCAGCGTCCGGGCGCTCTGCTCCGCTACGTGTTGCAAGAACTCCCGAACTACATTATCCAGACCATCGAACGTCAGATTACGCTCGGCGGCTACACGGACATGGCGCACTTCCGTTCGGTCGTGACCGACGCGGAAGACAATTTGTCTTCGTCCGGGTGGAAGGGCAACCGTTTCGCGCTCTCCTACACCATGACGAATGACGCTCCGCTGATGGACTTCGTGCGCGCCTCCCACATGGTTCGCGCTCAGGGAAACAAGGTGCTCCTCTGCAACGCTGACACTGTGGCAGACCTGCTGGTGTCCGCGAACGCGAACGGCAACACGTACATCGCTCTCGGCGGTGACGATACTCTGGCCCGCGCCCTCAGCGTCCAGCAGATCATCACCCCGGAATGGTGGACTGACTCGGATGACGCCAACACTATGGGTATTATCATGTCCGCGTCCCACTACCCGGTGGTTGGAGATACCTCCATCGAGGCTTTCACTAACTTCGCGTTGTCCACGAACACCAACGAGTATCTCCAGGAGATTTACGCTGGTGGCGGTCTGGACGCGGAGAAGTCAGCCGTGGTCATCAAGCCGAAGGGCAAGTGAGGTGCTGCCTGATGAACGCTGAGATGTACGCACAAGTCGGCGGCAAAGCACTGCCAGAAGACAACATGAAGGCGGTTAAGGTCATCAACTTCGTCAATGAGGAGGGTCAGCCTGTCGGTAAGGCAGCTCACGTTGACCCGAACTCGGGCACAGTAACGCAGGTGGTGAACGCTCTGATCGCCGCAGGTTTGATGGCGTCCGCCTGACACGCTACCCTAAACAGTAGCGGGACTGCACCGCAAGGCCCTATCTCCTACAATGGGAGGTAGGGCCTAACTCATTTTCCCGGAGGAGCGATCATGGACATCGACGCAAGCGTAATCAATCAAGTAGGAGACGCGAACTACGCACGGTGGAAGGATGCCGCGCTCGCAGACCTCGCCAACATTATATGCCAAAAAGCCCTATTCCAGATTACCGATGATTACGTGGGAATCATAGTAGGAGACGGTCAACACGTAGCCCTATTGGCGTGGTATTCGGAAGTGACCAATGTGCAGACCACCGACGGGGTGAACCTCGATTTCCATGTGAACTACGATATGAGCGACGGATGGGCGCCCGAAACCAAGTACGCCAATTGCCTTACCATCGCGGAACGTCTCAATGTCGGTACGGCAATCACCGTGACAGGAACGCACGGGTTCGCCAAACTCCCCGCACCATTATCTTCGGTATTGGCTGCAATCATCGAGGCAGACCAGAACGTTCTTGACAAGACCGACATTATAACGTCCAAGAGCATCGAGGATGTGAGCGTTGGCTACGCCACAATCACCGAAACGGCTATGGAACGTGCGTTAACCCCGTACCAGTCTCTTATCAGCCAATGGAGCCTATGCCGAAACGAAGTTCAGACTGGTAGCATCCTGTCCATGCCTCGCAAGCACCATAATCTGCCGTGGTGGCTGAACGTTCAGGATTACGTGGGGGGTGACTACGCTTATGGCAACACTCTGTGACCCGTTCCGCTTGTTCCCACACCAAGTCCAGACGGCGACGCTTTGGCGGTACACGGCCCCCGGTCTGCCGAACGAACAATTGGCCGACTTGCAGGTGATTGTGAAGCATTCCACCCAGTCCGACCAGCCAATCGAATACGGTTCGCGTATCAGCAGCCGACGTTTCCACATTCAAACGGACACTCTCCCCGAGAATCTGCGGGAGAACATGGAATTATGGCCTGATCTGATGTTGGAACTGTCCGATGGCAGAGTGTACCAAGTCACGCAAGCAAGTCGCGGCGACGATATGGACATGGGGGAAACCCGGTTTGTCACCGTGTATGGAAACCCGTATGGGAGGGACAGCATATGAGCTACAAGTTAAAGTTATCCTCTGATTGGATGCGTAAACTCTCCACCCAACAGTTAAACAAGGGCGGCGTGAGAATGATGACCGACATTCTCAAGATGGCCCGTGAGAACGCGCCTTACAAGTCTGGCGCTTTGCGTAACAGTGGCCGTTTCCAACAAGTGTCCACGCTTAAGTGGCGTGTCACGTTCGGCAACGATCGTGTCCCTTACGCTCCTCTCCGCGAACGTGTAAACCATCTCCACCCGAATAAGGTGCGTTACCTCAAGCGTGCGCGGGACACCGCAGCTAGCCGTATTGAATCGTACTTCGATCTAGGATAGGAGCGACATCATGATTGATCTGGCCATGTGCATGACCCTACAAAACGAGGGTTTCGGAACTTACGGCAAAACACTGTTCTTCGGCACCAGTCCCGTATTGGACACGGGTAGCGTCACGAACGCCGAGGGCATCTGGGTCAACGCGAACACCGTGGGCATCAACGGTGACCTGTACACGGATCAGCTCACAGTCAGCAGCCGATACTTCGACGTGATCGAACAAGGAAAGTTGATGCTCAGACTCCTGCACTTCGTCAACAATCGTCTGCATGACTATTGCAAACTGACCTGTAACCCCATTGCCGATATTGACTTTGTATCAATCCGCGTGCATCCGGCGACCGCCATCGACATGGACGCCATCGACGGGGAAGGACGATGGGTGAAAAGCATCCGGTTCAACGTGGATTACAAACTCTCCACCGAAACGGTAGAATAGGAACCGTCCATTAGTCGCGCGCGTGCAGTCCCGCCCGACGAAAGGACAATAAAATGGCCTCCTACCCACTGATCGGCAAAAAGACCGTATACATTGACGATCTCGTAATCAGCCCCGACTACGTGCAGGATGAAGTAGGCACTATCACCATGACCCCCGGCAAGACCGAGGTGGCTTCGCAGTCCGGCACCATCAACGTGCCGAACGGCTCATATGAGGAAATGAGTTTCGAGCTGAACATTATCTGTCCGAGCGTTCGTTTCCTCGGCATGTTGTTCCCGGAGCTGTACCATAATGCGAAGTTCAAGCGGGTTATCTCCGGTTCGATGTCCGAAACCGGTCAAGTTCGTTTCGGAGCCAACGAATGCGTTTCCAACACTCCGAGGGACATCATCATCCATAACGTGTGCGATGGACATTCGTCTGCGCAGGACTTCCGTATCCCGCAGGCGCTAATCAGCGCGGGCGGCGAATTCACCGTGAGCCTGTCCGACCCGTTCGTGGTCAAACTGTCCGGTTCGATGACCTCCGGTGCGAACGGTGCCGTGGTCATGGGCGAACTTGATCTGGATAACCCGTCGTACTACGACGAGGATTCCGGCACCATCAAGACGGATGACGTTCAGGTCACAGCGCTTACCGCCTCCCCGACGAACATTTCCGGCAAAGTCAACGACCATGTGACGGTCAATGTGGTGGCCTCCCCGAACGGTGCGACTGGCAGCATCACCGCCACGGTAGCCGACACTGCTAAGGCTTCCGCTACGGACAACGGGGATGGCACTTGGGATATTGAGCTGAAGCAGACCGGTCTTGGTACCGTCACGTTCAAGACTGGCAGTGCGCAGACCGTGGTTAACTTCAACGTCAAGAATTGAGCATAAGTAACGCCCGCTACCAGAATTGTGGTGGCGGGCGCAGGATGGAAAGGTTACAAGAAAAGCAACATGATTCATAATACCACCCGATTGGAGCAATAATGACTACCCCGGTTTTGAGCATCGACACCCGCGAAGCGTTCCGCACCCTCACCGTGAAGCTTGACGGCACGGTGTACACCATGCGTCCGCTCGGCTCGAAGGATGTGCTCACGATTTTGGATAATGCTGAGACTATCGACAAGCTAAGCACTGGCGTTGCGAACCGTGAGACGTTGGGAACCGCCGAAAAGATTATCTTCCCGCTGGTCGAAAGCCTTATGAGTCCCGCTGATAAATTCTCCGAGTGGGCGGTGAAGACGCGGGAGCGTAGCGACCTCGCCTATCAGCGTGCCATGACCGCGTTATGCGGGCTTATGGCGAAGAACATCACGGTTGACATCAAGGGCGAATAAATGAGGTCGTGGGATAGTCTGCTCACTCCCGCCGAACGGGAGAAGATGCGGAAATTTAAGCGGCAGGAACAGGCACATCGCCAGCTGCCGTCCGTCCGTATCCTCGCTGAACTTGGTGACGTGTATGGGTGGCAGGCTATCCGCGACGTGCTGGAAAACAAGGTGGACTCCGACCTTATGATGCGCCTTCTCCGGGAGAGCCGGAACATTCGCCGCAAGCATCTGGCCGACCAGTATCGTATGACGTTCGAGTGTGTGGCCGCCGCGTTCAGTAAGTGTGGCGACCGCAAGATTAACGCGATCATCGAAAAACTCGGGAAGGACGTGTGATGGCAGACGCAACACTGACCCTAGATGCAGAGATTGATACCGATGACTTTGATAATGACACGAAAGACATTATCAAAGCGCTTAATGATATCGAATTCGCCATTAGGGAGACTGACGGAAGTCTCAATGACATAGGTGATGCAACTGGGACTGCCAGAAGCAAATTCGGTAAGTTCGGTGTAGTCGCCGGTGCCGTGGGCGGTCTCGTATCCTCTGGTATCAGTATGGCGGTTGATGCCATCGGCAACCTTGCTGGCGATATTGTGGAGGCGTCCGATTCGGCGGATAAGTTCAAGAGTACGCTGAACTTTGCCGGTCTGGATACCGGGACCATTGACGCGCTTACGGCCAGCACTCAGACTTACGCCGACCAGACCGTTTACAGTATCAGCGATATTCGCAATGTGACCGCCCAGCTTGCCGCGAACGGAGTACAGGGCTTCGACAAACTGGCCGAGGCGGCAGGTAATTTGAACGCTGTCGCCGGTGGTAACGCGGAAACTTTCAGCTCGGTTGGTATGGTGCTTACGCAGACCGCTGGCGCTGGCAAGCTCACCACCGAGAACTGGAACCAGTTGGCCGACGCCATCCCGGGCGCTTCCGGCAAACTTCAGGAAGCCATGCTCAAGAACGGCGCTTACACCGGTAACTTCCGCGACGCGATGGAGAAGGGCGAGATTTCAGCGGAGGAATTCAACCAAGCCATAATGGACTTGGGTATGACCGACGCTGCGAAAGAAGCCGCTACCAGCACCAGCACTATCGAAGGTGCGATGGGTAATCTGGAAGCGTCCGTGGTTGGCGTGGGTACGACGATTCTTGACCAGTTCAAAGGCCCGTTGACCTCCGGAATAAGCCTCGTGGCGCAGGTCATTAGTGGTCTTAGCTGCGTGTTTCCCGGTCTGGTACAGACTATCGGCCCGATTCTCTCGCAGATCGGCACAACGTTCCAGACCGCTTTCCAACCGGTTGTAGGAGTCGTGCAGTCGCAGTTGCTTCCGGCGCTCCAGTCTCTCATGGGTGCCTTGCAGAATCTAGGCAATGCCATCATGCCTGTCATTATGACCGTGATTCAGACCATTGCACCAGTGTTGTCTACTATCGTGAGCAACATCATGCAAACTATGAGCGTTATTGCGACTGTGGTAACACCGGTGATCAATAACATTGCTGCGTTGATTCAGGCCGTGCTACCCGCCATCCAATCAGCGTTCCAAATCTGGGGCACTTACATTCAGTGTGTCATCAACGCGGTGTTCCCATTTATCCAGACGGTTGTTACTTCGGTTATGAACGTTATTAACGAGATAATCACCACCGTATTGGCAGCGATTAACGGTGATTGGTCTGGGGTATGGGAAGGAATCAAGAATATCGTTTCCAGTGTTTTGGACGGTATCAAAAGTATCGTTTCCGGTGCCATCAATGCAGTGTTGGGCATCATCTCAAGCGTGCTGAACAGTATCAGCGGTATTTTCAGCAGTGCATGGAACGGCATCAAGGGAGCCGTAAGCAGTGCGTGGAGTGGCATTACCAGTGCTGTCAGCAGTGGCGTTAGTTCCATGATGAGCTTCATCACCAGTATTCCGAGCCGTATCATGGGCGTGTTCAGCGGAGCCGGATCATGGCTTCTCAGCGCAGGCAAGAACATTATTCAAGGTCTGGTTAACGGCATCAAGAACGCCATCGGTGGAGCCATTTCAGCGGTCAAGGATGCGGTCAGCAACGTTATCGACGCTGCCAAAAACATGCTGGGCATCCACTCCCCGTCGAAAGTGTTCGACCGTGAGATAGGTCGGATGATTCCTGCTGGTCTTGGCCGTGGCGTAACGGAGAACGAGCGTGCGGCCACTCGACCGGTGAAAGACATGGTGAATTCTCTTCTTCCTTCGTCCATTGTGACGCCCATGCCTGTCATGTCCAGTCCGGTGCCCATGAACGCGACTAGTGGCCCGCGTGTGAGCGCGCCTATCACGGTGAACGCTCTTGACCCGAACGCGGCTGCTCGGGAAACCGTTAGGGTGATTAATTTCCATTACGTGTGACAAGCAGCGCGGGTAGACTAAGGGTATGGCTATCTTTACTCTTGACCCGCGCGATGTTCGTCTGACCCTGGACGGGTTCCCCTTGTATGGGACTGATTCGTATGGGTGCGAGTGGCATGTAACGTTCCAGAACGTTTCGGGCCTGTTCGACGGCGTTGGTTCGACCTTGCAGACCAAAGAGAAAGCATGGTCGGATGGTTGGTTCAGCAATATTCCAGTGGCTCAAGGCCGTTCAATCAGTGTTGAGGGTCATATCATCGGCAAATGTACGGAAAACTGTATCAACGCTTGGGATGCGTTCAAACGTTCGTTTAACATCACCAGTCAGTCTCTTGTAGTGGAATTGGGGAACATTAGCCGTAAGGTGCAGGTCATACAATCGTCCTCCGCGCCATTGGTGGAGTGGGCTGGCGTCAACATCCTTAAATTCAGTATCGGATTAACAGCTTTGGACTCGTATCTGTACGATACACAGTCGGTGAGCGGTAATACTGATCTGCCAAACAGTCAGGGCGGTATGACGTTCCCCTATCATTTCGAGGACATCGATACGGGCAGGGGGTCAACGTGGGTTTGGTCTGAAACAACCGTGTCGGGTAGCGTGCGCCTCACTAATACTGGTAGTGCTCCAAGTCCGGTGACTATTCGGATTGATGGGCCTGTGGTCAATCCGCAGATCGAGCACAGTCCGAGCGGTCACATCATGGCGTTCGACCTCAGTTTGGGTGAGGGTCATTACATTCTTATCAACGGTGCCACGCATGAGATTCTTATCGATGGTACAGACCCGGCACGTGGCAGCGTGATCCGACGTGAATGGAGTTACGCGGGAATCGGGGAGAATGTTTGGATGTTCAGCGCCGAGGAACCATCGGATAACGCGCGTATGACGGTCACGTTCAACCCTGCTTACATCTAAAGGAGGTAGCGCATGTCTTTTATCTCTAACCGATTGCCGCAGCCGAACGGATTATCCTCTGGCACTGAGCGTGTATTATGGCAGCGTTCCGGTTTGCAGTTCGTGGCCGTCACGTTGGATGACGGTACTGTGATAGCGGAACTCCCAGACCTTCAACTGACTCATTTGACGTATCGTTTCGAGGAAACGACCAGCGAGACGGCCACACTCCCGTGGCGTAATGCTCCCCGCAATTGGGATGAAGCGACCACCCCATATCAGGTTGCCCTACTCTTAGTGCGCGAATCCACCGTGTTGTGGGGCGGTATCGTGGTCAAACGCGAACGAGTCATGCGCGGTGACGGTTTGACGCTGACATTGGCGACAGTCGAACACTATCTCGATAACGTGTATGTGCAGGATCATACGTACACTAATCGTGACCAGTGTGAGATAGTGAAAGACCTCGTAACCACCACGCTTAAAAACCACCGTTTCAACCTCATTGTCGAAACGTCCCCGAGCAGCATCAAACGTGACCGCACGTATGAGGCCGAAAGCGACAAAACCCTGCTAAGCGTATTACAGGAGCTCGCCAACGTGTTGAACGGGCCGGAATGGTGTACCTCGTGGCGGGCAATCAACGACGGTCATTATGAGCCTGTGATGACGGTAGCCGACCGTATCGGGTCAACCACGCCAAGCACAACGTTCGATGAAAGCGTTATGACCACGTTCAGCCTGTTGGAGGATTACACGAACGGGTACGGTGCTAACGCTGTCATGGCGGTGAGTACGGCTGACGCGGGCGACCGTCCCCAGTCCGATTGGATGATCGCAGACCAGCCACACCGGCCTCGGCTTGAATATGTGTTCCAACCGTCTACAAGCATCAAAAATAAGAGTACGTTGAACGAACATGCTAAATCCTCGTTGTTGCAGATGCAGAACGGTACCCAGACCATCACTATGGGCCTGAGTCTGCTATCCGCTCCAATGGTGTATGAGGAGTGGAAGCCGGGCGACCTTATCGCATGGACTGTGGAGGAAGACGCCGAGCATTTCCCCAACCATAATCACGGTACCGCCCGTATCATCGGGTATGAGATTGATTTCAGTCAGTCGTGGACTATCACACCTACATTGCAACAGGAGGACGATAATGTCGAGCAAATTCAAGTTCAGTCTAGATAGCGCGGACGCGACCGCACGCCAATTCTCGGACATCAAACGACAGTTGCAGGAACTGCCTCCGAGCATCGTCAACAGCGTTAAACCTATGGTCGATCAGATCACGGCCATGTATGAGGAAGTGCAGACGTGGACGAACAATCTTGACCAGCGGGTACAGGAAAGCATCACCCGCAACAGTTACACACGTTCCGAGATTGACGCTAAAACACATGAATGGAACTGGGGGGTATTGACTCCGAACCGTGGTGGTACTGGTACCGGCAACGCCTACAATAACTTGTTTACGTCCGGCCAATGGCGCGCCGCATGGGTATTGTCTGACGGCACTATGGGCACGGCGCAATCTATTCGTGCGGTTAAAACCGATATCGTGGACGCAGACGATTACATTCCTGTTGAGGCTCTCCGCAAAGTGAAATGGTGCATCTACCGGATGAAGGATGACAAGAACCTGACCCTTGATAACGCTCAACCAAGGGTAGGCATGATTGCCGACGATATGGACGAAAACGGGCTGGGTTTCTTCTGCGAATACAATGATGACGGTACTCTAATGGGTATCAATTATCCGATGTTAGGAGTGGCGGCGCTCAGGTTGGCTCAACAGGTGGCGGATGAATTGGACGCGCTCAAGGCCAAGGTTGAGACGCTATCCAACGGCAAAGATAAAATGGTTGTAGACGATTCGGAGGATTGATTATGGCTATTATCATGCACCCGCTTACCGCGTTGAACGGTTCACCGGAGTATACGGCTGACGATTACAGACACGCCATCAATCCTCTACTGGTACCGTCGGACGGTACCGCGTTCAACGGTTTGTCCGGCATCCGTTACGGTTCTCCGAGTCCTCTGGTCACGGTAAGCGGTCTGACCGTTACGGTCAAGGCTCATTGCGGCACCATCAGCCCGTGGGACGGTCTCGGCGCATACACCTACGCCATCACCACCAATACAACCGTGCAATTGGCTGACTCAACCAACGATTACAAGATCGCTGTTACAGTGGAAGACCCTTCGCAGTCTCATGGTACGACTCCGCGCGGCAAGATAGAAGTGTTCCCTGCTGGCACTCCTGACTCGAATATCAACGGTCTGGTGATCGCCAAGGTGAACGCCGGTGTCGCGTCGGATGCGGCCCCGATGATTCGCAATAACGCGGTTCTTATGGCGCGTGATCTTGAACAGCTCAACACTATTGCCGCGATGGACGGGCAGGAGGCTGTGACAATGGCTGATAATGCTCGTTATGTCAGGAATGGCGGGACGTGGGTTTCAGATGCCTTGAAAACCAGTTCACATGGCAGATGGTCTATAACCGAGTGTGTTAGAAACGGGTTTTGCACGATTAGCGCGAGTCGCACATATCAGGGTTCTACTGGGTCTTTCAATGAATATGTGCAAGATTACAAACCTGCAACACCTTATTTTGAGTGTTACGGGACATTAGTGGGTCGCGTTGGTCTACAGGTCGTTTCGTATGGTTATTGCTCGGTGTCTTCGCGAGGTCTGTTGATTTCGTTCAGCGGATACGGTAATTCGGTTTCCTTATCCGCTGGCATCACGTATCCAATCAAGTATAATGGCTAATACTCCCAGCAAATTGTGATGCGCCCTCTCTGCAACGTGTTTTCGGAACCGTACAGAATGAAAATCTGGCCAGATGCGTTGATGCTGAACGATGCCGCACGATTCGGATAATCAGGATGGAAGAACGTCAACGGTACTGTGCTGCCGGAACCGAGCAACACCATACCGTAAGCGTGACTGATATTGCCGACATTCGGTACAGTGCCTACGACCGTGTTTTCTGCGACACTCCCGAACGTAATCGTCTTACGCTTCAGCTTCCACTCGCCGTTGTTCATGACATAATGAGCATTATCGGCACGGTCTAAGATAGAGACTATGACTGATATTCTCACGGCAATCATCGGCGTAGGCGGCGTAGCCCTCGGAGGACTCATAACATGGCTAGCCAACCGACGGTCAGACCTCACCAGCGCATATCAAGCCTTAGTTTCGGCGCAGGGAGACATGAAACGGCAGATCGACGCCCAAGATCAGAAGATAGACGCGCTAATCAAGAACCGGAGTGAGCTGCAATACACCATTGACTTGGAGACGGGTTATATTCGCGCGTTGGGACACTGGCTATCAAAATTCTGCGATATCATCGAGCCTGAATTTTTGGAGAATCATCCTAAACCGTCGTTGCCCGATGATCTACGCGACCGTATTGCATCGCTTGAGGAACTGGTTGGAGATAATGAATAGCCGAGCCTAATACGCATTATCGGTAATAATAATCTCGATTCGTTCGATGCTAAGATGATCCTATGAGACGTTTCAAACGGTGTGTGATTCTTGTATTCTCGCTCGCCGCCGTCTCGTTGATAGTCCACGTCCTGATAACGGCCTACGCCGTTTTATGCATGGCGTGGCTGTTCTTCTACGTAATCAGCCTATAGAGGGGAGTTTCGATGGCTCTGAACGGTATCGACATCAGCAATTGGCAGGCTGGTATCGACCTATCTGCCGTACCGTGTGATTTCGTCATCAGCAAGGCGACGGAGGGATGCTGGTACGTGTCCCCGGATTGCGCTCGGCAAGTGGAACAGGCGTTAAGTCTGGGAAAGTGCGTGGGCGTATACCATTACGCCAACGGAGGTAACGCCGTCTCCGAAGCCGACTACTTCGTGAACAATTGCGCGAATTGGGTCGGCAAGGTTGTATGGTGCTTGGACTGGGAGCAACAAGGTAACGGACTATTCGGGTCTGGCGCGTCTGCTCAACAGTGGATTAGGTCGTTCTGTGACCGCGTGTACGAGCGTACAGGCTCCCAGCCTATCGTCTACACTGGCGCGTCCATGCTTACCGACGTGCAGAACATTGGTGATCGTGGATTGTGGGTAGCCCAGTATGCGAATATGGATGTTACGGGGTATCAGGATACGCCGTGGAACGAGGGCGCGTATGCGTGCGCTATCCGCCAGTATTCGGGCAATGGTCGTTTGCCCGGATATTCAGGCAGTCTTGACCTTGACAAGTTCTATGGTGATGTTAATGCTTGGAACGCATATAAGGCGGGTCATTCGACTGTGACCAACGTTCCGACGCCTGCCGCTCCTGCCCCGTCTACTCCCGCGTCTGACACATACACCGTGCGTTCCGGTGACACGCTGAGTGGTATCGCGTCGATGTATGGGACTAGCTGGCAAGTGCTGGCGCAGATCAATAATCTGTCTGACCCTAATATGATTTATCCGGGTCAGGTGCTGAATATCAATGGCACCGCCAATACGGTTCAGCCCGGTAGCGGCACGTATACGGTGCAGTCGGGGGACACGTTGAGCGGTATCGCCGCCAAGTACGGGACTTCGTGGCAGACCATCCAGCAGCTTAACGGTATTGCCGACCCGAATCTGATCTATCCCGGTCAGGTGCTGAAAGTGCCGGGCGGCGCACCGGCACCGTCACCGTCACCGTCCGTTACAACGTACACTATCCAACCCGGTGACACATTGAGTGGTATCGCCGCCCAGTACGGTACCAGTGTCCCCAATCTGGTGGCGTTGAACGGTATCGCCAATCCTGATGTGATCTACGCGGGCCAAACGATTCGCGTCAAGTAGACTATTCGATAGGAGGTTTGTTATGAGCATGAATACTGGTGAACCGGTCAAGGACACCGCGATTACCAACGAGGTGCCGGACGGTAATGATGATTACGTTCCGACGTTCGACGCCGCGACTCGTAAGTGGGCGTATCTGATTTCCGGTCTGGTCGGTATCGCTGGCGCGGTGCTGAGTTTCGTGAGCGCCGTGCCGGACGTGCCGTCGTGGGTGGCCGTGATGGGCGGCGCTTGCGCTCTGGTCGGCTCCGGTGTGGCTGGAATGTTCGGCGTCCATTACGCAGGCATCTCCAAGTGATACACTGGTGTTGCTTCTTTCTAGCGATGGGAGGAGCCATGCCATTGCCCCGAGCCGCAGAAAAATACTTGGAGGACAGGAATTGACGCACCTCATGATCGCAGGCGGCATATACTTGCTACTGATCGCGCTCGTCTTCATGTTCAATCATGGTGCGCACAGGCATTGATTTTTCGTACTGTCTCTATTCCGAGTGGTAGACTGGGGTTGCTCCTTTCGAGCGATGGTGTGATGACCAAAATGAATTAGCCCGGCACTGGTCTTGATGACTGGTGCCGGGCTATTCTTTTTTTTTAGTTGCTTAAGAGTAATTTTCGTTTTCGGTATTCGCTGAACACTGGTATTTCTTCCGGGTGGTCATTGTATGCGCTGACCAGCCAACCGTTCTCATACGATTCTTTAGGATGCTGGTGGATACGCCCGTGGCATCCCATTGTTCCCGACCCGCACACGGTAATCAGGTTGCTGGGTAGGTTCAGCCCTTCCCAAGCGTGGGAGCGCATACGCCGGTGGTGCAGGTTGAACGCGGAGGCGCTTAACGTTCTCCCGCAGATGAAGCATCTGCCGTGGTCTCGGTGGAACACCTTCATACGGGTTTCGGTATCCGGGTCTGTTTTGCTCATTCGGATACTCCTTCGCAGTGGAAGAAGTACAGGGTTATCGGGGCGGTTAGTTTGAAGAAATATTGTTTATCGGTGTCTGTCTTGCATTCTCGGATGGCCGTGAGCTTGACGCCTTCAACGCTGCCCAGAACGTCGTAGAGCTTGAGGAACGCTTTGGCGTCTTTAATTCCGATCTGGCCGAACGTGAGTTCCTGTCCTAGTCCTTGGGTGTCGATGATTCCTTGTGCTTGCGGGGCCTTCTGCAAGAGGTTGATGATCGAGGTCAGATAGTTGATGGTGTTCATTGTTGCTCCTTTGGTGTGATGATTATTGGACTAATGGTGCAGATTTTCAGACTATTCTTTTAGTCTTTTGTCAGGATGTCGCATCCGAGGTGTTCGGCCAGTCGCAACCGGTATTGGTTTTGCGGTTTGCGGCGTCCGTTTTCCCACATGGCGATGACGTTATGGCCGGCTACGCCGATTCGTTCGGCTAGTTCCGCCTGTGAGTACCCGTGGCGTATACGCCAGTATTTGATGCACTGGCCGATGGTCACGTTGTCGCTGATGGTCTCGTAGTCAACGGGGATGTTGCCGACGGCTTGCCGGGTGTAGAACTGGCCGGTCTGGCTATCCTGTTCCACGGTGACTTCTTGACCGTTGATTACTGTCTTGATTTTGGTTTGCTTGCGCATGTTTCCCCTTCCTACGATGTATGATATATCCATTATATCAATGTTTTGTGTTTTGTCAAACAAGTCTTCAATAGATTTGCGACCCTTTTCGGTCAAAGCGAACCGCCAGCGATGACGGTGCCGACTGTTCACACCCTTGCGGTCAACGCGATACACATGCCCCGAACGCTCAAGATCAACCATGCGCGATCTAAGCCCCTGAGGGGTATCGTCGTATCTCACTGCGCTCGCCATGCGTTCGATTTCCTCGTGTGTGACCGGTCGTTTCGCCACCCAAAGAATCAATAGCACGTGAACCTGTTGCTTGGTGAACATCATGCCACCCCCATTTCCGCTGAATGACGTAGGAACGCGGCCACACTCGCCGCCACTATCCATCCGGCAATCCACTTGACCCCGAACCGTATCCGTTTCATCTTGGCTGCCATCGCCCACACTGGGAGTGACACCCACGGGCTGAGACACCAGCCGCAGTAGGCGAGTTCCCCGAGACTATCCGCGTAATCCTTGGCCCACGTGGGGAGCGAGCTGGGCAGGTTCTCGGTCTTTACGGTCAGCTTGCGGCGGAGCGAGGAAAACACGTAGCCGGGGCCGGGCGATAACTGTACGACGGTGGTCGCGTATCCCGCCGTGATTCCAGCCGAAAGCACGGCAGTCCACCAATTGCCATCAGTTTTCATCGGTTTTCCTTTCCTCGTGGCGACGCCAACAGTGATATCGCTTGTTGTAGTCCGCGTACAGGTCTTCATAGAGTTGTTTCGCCTCATTGGTGGCTTCGGTGTAATCGAACCCGTGCTGTTGCAGGGCGTATCGAGCGGCACCGATCCAGATGGAGCGGCGCACGTGTTGATACCAACGGTCGAACAGTTTGCCACACGCTTTGTCGTGCTTGTCATCTCCGAGGAAGTCGGCAACGCTTTCCATCACGAACTTTCTCAGACTGTTCGCGGTGATATGGTTACTGTCGAACAGTTCCAGCACATCGCTGGCCAGAGTGTTATTCTTCATTGGGTTCCTCCTCTTCTTCGGGTTCGTCTTCGTCCGCTAGGTAATCGTCAAGGCTGATGTCCTGCGGCTGGAAGTAGAACAATCCGTCCAGCAAGATCATCGGGTAGCGCACGGTTACACCTTGGTCTTTGGCGATGGCGCGTATGCCTCTGGCGGTGGGGCTTCCCGACAGCACGATACGGAGTCTACGGCCCATCTGCTGTGCGTACACGTGGCACGTGCTCAGATAAGCGGCGTCCTTCCGGTTGCACGTGGGGCATCCGTCGAACAGGGCGAACATGTCATGGCTTTCAAGAATCGTTGCGGCCTTCATCAGAACGTCACCCCCAGAGCGTCGGCCAGCACATCGGAGATATGGAGCGTAGCCAACTGGCTACGCTTATGGTTCTCGATCTGTTCGGCGATGTCCTTACGGTACACGGGGATGACCTGATGGTGTGCGGCTCCTACCACGCGCGGGTCGAACATCGAGAAAAACAGGACTTCCAGCGAATCGCAGACCACGAAGTACTGGAGCACCTGTGCTTTGTACTGGTCGGGGATGAAGTCGAAGCCGGTCGCCTTAGAGTCCAGAGTGTACTCGGGCAACACCTGTTCAATGACCTCGACCAGTTCAGGCTTGAGGTTGGCGATATGAGACCTCATGGCGTCCGTGTGCATCATCCACGGTACGACGGTCTGCAAATGGTAGGCGGAGCCGAGCGACTTGCATTCGATGGCCCACGTCGGCTTCTCAGTGTTTTCGTAGGCGTCTGGACTGCAAGCGATACGGTCATCGTCGTCACTCTCCCAGATACCGCAGTCGGTGACGCAATCGCCGGGGTTGAAGCCGAGCGTTTTGAGTGTGATCTGGATGTTCTCGGGTTCGAGACGGTGGCCGCGTTCCATCGGAGGTTCACCGTCCGCTGGTTCGGCCCACAGTTCCGCGAGGAACTTCCAGAAGTCCACGCCGACTTTGAGCCGCTTGTTCTTGGCTTCGGCGTCCACGATCTTATCGTCGTAGTTCTGGGCCTTCGTGTAATACTCGTTGGCCTTGTCTGGCGTCTTCGCCTTCTTCGCCTGTTCCAACGCCTTGTCTCGGTACTCTTTAAGTTTTTCTACGTCGGTCTGAGCGTAGTGTTCCAAGGCGAGTCCGCCGCTCTTGGTGCCGGTGATACGGCCCACTCGTTCGTCGAGCCATGCTTCGGTTTCGGTGGCTTGCGATACATTGATGATCTTCATTGATGTTGTCCTTTCGGTTGGGTGTGGGCGGGTGACGAGTCCCGCCCACAAGTATGTGTCATGCGAAGCGGGGAGCGTACTGCTTGATGATGGTGTTCATTTCGTTGAACAAATCACGCGCTGTGTTCTTGAGCAGTGATTCATCGCAATCTACGGTGTCCAGCTTCTCGCTGTATTCCACGCATCCATCCGTATATATTGGTTCATCTTCCCAGAGCACGGAGAATAGGAAGCAGTGTTCTTCGGGTTGTACCGACACACTGCACTTGAGCTTGGTGCCAGCAAACTCGATGATTGCTGTGTCATTCGGTACGTATTCGGACGCCCAGTTGATTTCCGTTATCTCGCTGTATTCGCTGAGATAATCGTTGATAACGGTGAAGATGTTGGCGTTTTTCATTTCGACTCCTTGGGTCATATATCAAGCCCTGTGCTTGATATATATAATATATCACAATGTGGTGGGGTTGAGCAACATGGCGCGTCTCGGAAAAAATCACACACCCCTATCACTGGACTCTATGGCGTCAATCATGTTGATGACGCTGAGCATAACCACAATGGCCCCAATAAGCACCATTGCTAGGCAGGGAAACACAATCCTCCAAGAACACCCCTGAGTCACGGAACAGACCACGCATCCTCCGAACCCGGCCCCTGACGTGAACAGCCCTATCGCCGTGAACATCATGTGTCGGATCGCGTTGATTACGCCGAAAGGCTTGTTTTTGCTGTTGTTCTTCTGTTGATTCATTTCAGATTCTCCAATTCCTTTTCGATTTCTTCGCCCATCTTCTCCGACATGGGGCGCGGATCATCGATATACGCCTTGACGCACTTATATATGTGGCCGATGAGCATATGGGCAAAGTTGACGTAATCCATGTTCGGAACACATATGTTCAGATCACCTACTTCGGTTTCGAATTGGAATATACCCACGATTTCATCGGCGTCATCCCTGTGCAATGGAGTAGGTTCCTTGCTTATGACCAGTGCGCTGCAACCCGGCACTACCATGTCAGTTTGCCCTGATTCAGGATAGAACTTGTGGATGTACTTGATGATACTCAGCAGGTCTTTAGCGACTGCTTCCGGGATACTGTCCATTACTTCGCTTATGACACTGGGCTTGTTTCCGTCAACCATGTATTGGTTGATGAACAGCGGTTTGGCGGTCTCGGTGTCCTTGATGGCGTCTAGAACGATCTGCTGGCTGTCTGCCGCGTACAGTGTGATGTACATTGGTTGTGTTCCTTTCATGTTCAGTTGGCTGAGTTCATCAGATTCTGTAAATCGGTTTCCGTGAGTCCGTCCATCAGATTCCGGAAATCGGTTTGCGTGAGTTCCTTCCATCCCCTGACCTGACGGTTCAGGGTTCCGTTGATGTACTCGCCGCGCGACTCGGACGGGATGTTGTGTGCGTTCATCGCCTGGACAAGCTCGGCGTACTGATTGGCGCTGATCGCACGGTCTGCGGTCTCGTAACGCTGTTTCGCGTATGCGCCGTCATCGTCTTTGTCGGGGAAGATGCCCAATACAGCGTAGAGACTGTAGCGGCGGGCGTAGGTTATGGCGCTGCCTACCTGCTGGGGGTCTCCGGTCACGAAGAACGGGTAGGAGCAGGCCACCATCTGTTCTTCATCGTCGAATATGATGGTTTCTACTGTTCCGATGACCTGTCGCGCTTCTCTCGTGTTGTCGAACGTGACGCGCTGGCTGAATGCCAGCCCGTGCTTCTCGAAAACCGGTTTGATGGTTTTGAGTATCGTGGCGAGGTTGAGGTACTTGTAGGTCTTTTTGCCTGCCTGTGCGGTTTCGTCGGTCACGAAGTTGGGGACTTCGTTGAGGACTTTCATGAACTTGTTGCTGAGGTTGTTGGTTGCCATCTCAATGTTCCTTTCTGATAGTGTGATGATATATAAAGTATATCACATGTTGTGTGATGTTACAAACTGATGCCTGTATTTCTTAGCGTTGATGTCGATTGCGGTGGTCATTTTCTTTTTCCTTTCCTTTCAAAACACTTCACATGGAAAGAACGGAATCAACAACCGTGTAGAATCCGGTGCAAAACTCTCCATTGTGCTCGCTGTGCAGTTCCGCACGACAACGTTTCGACAACAGACGGCGGCACTCATCAATCATGGCATGTTCACCGCGCGTATAGTATTCATCAATCAACCACCACGCGGCATACATGACCCCATCAAGCTTGTTTTCATCAGGCGAACCCCAATCGGTTTGATTGTGCGAATGCGTAGTGTTGTACACGTTGGCGAGATACGCATACTCCGCGGAATCAGATTCACGAATATCAGGAAAATCAACTGCAACAAAAGACATTTTAAAGCACCTCGATTGTGTTGTAATGCAATGCCAGAACGGGCTATATGGGCGTGATTGGTAGACTCACGCCTCACTTTTATAGGCGACGATACGGAACTGCCTCGAATAATCCACAAGGCCCTTGCCGTGACATTGGAGTTGCAATGCTAAAAAGCGTTGCGCGCCCTTAAGAGTCTTCCAGCTCTTGCCATAGGCAAACCACGCGGGCCATCACGTCGCGGCCGGCGGAAACGGATCATCATACGAATCCGCCGTGGTGTATCCCTCGATGTCGTATTCCACGCCCTCGATTCCCGCACACTTTTTTGTGATGACTGGTACTGCTTCGGCTGCCTTGAGAGCAGTGTCATAGTATTGTGTTTTACGCATTTTGATACTCCTCGTTTTGGGTATAAGATCAAGCCGTTTGCTTGATATATATAATATATCATATGTGTTGTGATCAGGCAATCAGCAACACGCATAAACATGTTCCAGCGCCCTAGCCGGGCGTGCTAGGACGTATGGCCAGGACGCTAGGACATGCATCAAGTCAGATCGGCCATGCCTCGCCGTTCGTCATATACACCTCATCCGCGTTCCCGCTGTCGAACTGGGTGTCCAGAAGCCCGTACAGCATTGGCACCCCGCCGAAATTGTACGCCTTCACGAAGTATTCGAGCTTGTTCGGCTGATTGCCTTCGAGCACGTACATGGTGCGCGCCCACTCGGCCTTCCCGTTACGTTCCTCATAGGCCCTGAACGCCTGCTCGTACACGTCGGCGTCAACGTACCCGTAGTCTCCGATACGCCATATCTCGTCCGTCTCGGTGTATGTGTCGAAGTCACGGCATTCGGGAATCAGACTGGTGGCAATACTGCTGATCATGTCGCGGGCCTGCTCGACGGTGAGATTTTTAACTGTTTCCATTGTTACCTCCTTGGGCATATCTCAAGCCCTATCGCTTGATATACCAATTATATCACTATTGGGATGTTGAGACAAGTTCAGCACGCCATCGCCGCCGTCATTGGAAAAGAACTCACGCTCCAGAGCCTCAACACCACCGGTGGCACCCCAATACGCACGCCTTGCCCTCAGAACGGTCGCCACATCGGCAGACATGGAATCAGGAAGCCTATGGGCCATCCAATTAGATAGCTGCGCTTCGCTGCGCTGATCCCGCTTCTGAACCCTCCAATTAATCGGGTTGGCCAGCCACACGGGCAGAGTACGCACATACTGCAACGGCGTACCCTCGCACGACTCCACGAAACGCTTCGCCGCCCCCATAAGCGAGTCGGCACCGACCTCATCGAACGCCTGATTAAAGCACTGAATGAATTCGTTGGACACCCTGCATTTCTTCGGCCACAATCCCATAAGCGCATTGAGCGTATCCACCGAATGGCAGGAGACTGTGATTTTTTCTTCGCCGCGCGAGTATTGTTCTTGGGTTTTGTTCTCTTGGGTATTGTTAGTCAAAACCTCGTTTTGGGGTGGGTCAAAAGCAGGTTTTGAGGGGTCAAAAGCAGGTTTTGGGGTCGATACATGGTCATAACCCGGTTTTGGGGTCGGCTTCCACAACGAGACGTGATACCGGTTGGCCCTGCCATCGGCCTTGACCCGTCGGATGTACCCCTGTCTCTTATACACATCTCCGAGCCCACGAGACACTGA